TAGGGTCCTGTATACCCATTTCGGGAATGTTGGTATCGGTACGGTCACCGCCGTTGGCAAATACAATATGATCCTGAGGATAACTTTGGCGCACCATCCAAATAGCATGTTTGGCAGAATCATCTGAGTCATCAAAATCTATCACGAAGTCCACACCCACCATAGCACGCAGGATAGCGGTGCGTTCCATCAAGGGCATGAATGCTCGACCTTTTTTCCTGCCAAGCCAAGCATCAGAGTTCACACCTACTACCAGGATGTCTCCCAGTTTCTTTGCTGCCTGTAAGTATGCGATGTGTCCAGAATGTATGGGATCAAATCCGCCGGTGATCAGCACGATAGTTTTCATTGAAATATTTATCGGCGTAGATAATGATTAAATATGAAATCAAATCATGAAACCACCTAATCTCAACAAACAACAAGCAAAACAGGCCAAGGCGCTGGCCAAGGCTCACAAAAGATTATGCATCGATGTGCCCAAATCCGGTAATGGAATCGATTGTGCCTGTGTGATACACGGCAAGGCCTATGACTGGACGTATGTGTTAAAACTGTACAACATGCTCTTGCGTAATTCCGGTACTTGGATACGACTGCATGTTTATACCGAAGCAGACCGCCCAGTGCCTGAACCATTTATTAAACATTCGTTGATCGAGTGGAAAAATCTTGGAACTAAAAAAGATTGGTGGTATAAGATGCAACTGTTTAACAGTGAACATTTCCGCGGACCATTGTTATATTTTGATCTAGATACCGTGATAGTGGGCAATATCGATTGGATCACAGAACTGAGCACACAATATTTTTGGTCTATCAAAGACTTTAAACATCTTTGGCGTCCGACTCATCGCGGTTTCAACAGCAGTGTGATGTGGTGGGATACAGCAAAATTTGATTGGGTATGGCAACAGTTTCAAGAGACAGATATCTCTCAGACAATCCGCTACTATCACGGGGACCAAGACTACATCTCAGAATTGATCGATCATCAAAAAGGTAGACATTTTGACCCTAGCCGTATTAAAAGTTGGAGGTGGCAATGTCTACATGGCGGCTATGATTTTAGGCGCAGGCGATATGTCACACCAGGTACAGGATCATTGATCCCGCCTGACACCAGCGTCCTGATATTCCACGGCCATCCAAAACCTTCAGAAACCAATGATCCTGTTGTAGTGCAAAATTGGTGCTAGATTCCGGTTGACCAGTATTGGCCATTTCCGTATAATATGGGCTTACAGTAAAACAACAGGAGCGGCACATGGGCTATCGGGTACTAGCAGACCGTTTTGAAATGGACGAAATGCGCCAGAAATACGGCCCGCGACCGGGCTTGGAAGGCCCGTTCAACTTCTCAGGGCAGGTGCTGTACTATGACCCCAAAGAAGGCTCCTACTATGACCCGCGCACGGATTTCTACGTGAGCCGCGACGAAATGGACGCTATCAACCAGCGTCTTTTCCAGAAACTTGCAGGTTGACCAGAAATGGCCATTTCGCTATAATATTGACATACAGTAAACGAACAGGAGCCGAAATGATCAAAATCAAACGCCTCAAGCAGAGTCAGAAAATGCGCATCATTATCAGCGGTGTGGGCATTTACACCACAGCCAAGCAGATCCGCTGGGGACTGTTCGGATTCACCAACCAAGTGGCAGCGTCGCAAAAGGCCCTGGACGCCCTGGAGGGCATGCGCAGCGGCATTGGCGCAGCAGAACAATGTGCCACAGGGCTCTGCGGCACTTGGGAAGGGCTGCAAATCCAGTTAGATATGCTGTAAAATCAATGACTTACAAGGTGGTTGACCGGTATTGGCCATTTTGCTATAATATTGACATACAGTAAACGAACAGGAGCAAACGATGAGTTGGATACGAGACGGTGAGCATGTGGCGGGCAAGTACATGGACCAACTCATTGAGGGCGTGGTGATTGAGAGCCGCGTCAAGTATGGCGGCAAGGTCCAGCTCACGGTGCTGCTAGACAAGCCTATCCAATTGCCATGGCGCCCAGTGGGCGAGCCCCGTAACATCGTGTTAGTGGACACTGACCAAGTGGTCACAGTGCCCGGTTGACCTCTAATTCCATTTCGTTTAAAATAGCGGTATAGTAACAAAGCAGGGGCGATAGACCCCAAAGTTCATAAACTTTCTGGAGCCAGCAAATGACACAGGTACTAATTAAAAATGGTGTTTACCGCAACAAGACGGTGAACGATGTTGTTTTCAATCTCGTCAAAGGCTACCAAACGGGAGCCAAAGGCGGTTATGTTACGGTGGAGAGCGATGGATATTTTGGATCCGAGTTTGACGTTGTACGAGTGCGGGTTGATGGCATTGGCGATATTGAGTATACTGGTGGGGAATCTGTGACTGCTATTCCTGTTAAGCCCACTACCAAAGTCAAAGAAACTGACGAAGAAGCCATCGCCCGCATCCGCGAGCGTTTTGAAATCCTGGACCAGATGACCAAGGCTACCACCTGCGGTGACATCCGTGCCATGATCGTCAGCGGCCCTCCGGGTGTGGGCAAGAGTTTTGGAGTGGAAAAGATCATCGACAAAGCCACACTGTTCGATCAGTTGGCTGGACGCAAACTCAAGGCAGAAGTGGTCAAGGGTGCTGCTACCCCCATCGGCCTGTACCAAACCCTGTACAAGTATTCGGACCCAAATTGCGTGGTGGTGTTTGATGACTGTGACAGCATCCTGTTGGATGATGTGAGTCTGAACTTGCTGAAAGGTGCCCTGGACTCAGGCAAGAAACGCAAGATCAGTTGGCTGTCGGAGTCGCGGGTGCTGCGCAGCGAAGGCATTCCGGACAGTTTCGAATTCCGGGGCTCGGTGATTTTCATTACCAACCTTAAGTTTGACAAGATGAAGAGCCAGAAACTGCGCGACCACTTGGATGCACTGCAAAGTCGCTGCCACTATCTGGACCTGACCTTGGACACCATGCGCGACAAGATACTACGCATTAGGCAAATCGCTGCCGACGGTATGTTGTTTGAAGACATGGGCCTGGACACGGATGCTGAACACGAAGTGATCGCGTTCATGGAAATCAACCAAGACAAACTGCGCGAGGTGAGCCTGCGCATGGCAATCAAAGTAGCCCAACTGCGCAAGAGTTTTCCCAACAACTGGACTGCTATGGCCCGTACCACTTGCATGAAACCCGCTGACTGATCTCTGCTGCTCCAGAAGCTCCGGTGCTGCTGTAAGGTAGCACCTTTTGCAGGCACTTCGGTGCCTGTCTTTTTGACTTTTGTATTGGAGTACTATATACTTGAACCTATGGCACAAAAATATCTGCACATCCTCTTAGGTGCAGACTCTTACTCTTTGGATTTTGTTGTGGCTGACAATGCACTAGGCCGACTCTGGCTCGAGCGTATGTCAGCACGAGATCCTTATCCACTAGACCATCCACAGCGTTTCTACGGATTCAATGATCCCGCTACCGAACGCGATCGTGCGCAAGTGTGGATCCGGCGCTGCTGTGACACCATCAATGACTATCGACCCATAATCCAGCGAGAGTTTGAATACACCCAGGATTGTCTCAACTACCTGCACAACATCTTTGAACAGTATCATGGCCTGTTGGACCAACAGCATCATGAGTTCTGGCAGGCAGCACCCGAACCAGTACGCCAGGCATTGGCAGAATTGAACTTGGCTGTACATGCCTGTGAAACGGCACAACGATCACAGAACCCTAGATTTGTATGCACCTGGTTTGGCTTGCCTAAGACACGCACCTTGGACTATGCTACCATAGCCAATTGCATGACCTGTACTCCAGCCTGGGGTTCGGTGTGTTTGAACTATGTGGAGATAGGCAAGACTCTGGAAGACCTTACCCACGACGGAGATAACTACATAGGTGAGGATGCGTTCCAACCATTCCTGCACTATTCAGCAGATTTTGTGGTGCGCATGTTTGAAGAAGATCAGTGGACTGTGGGAGCCCGCATTTCACAGATGGAAGATTACTATCAACACCACCGGCACTATTTCCAACGCCAGGGATGGGACTTTACTGCGGAACTAATGCCATATCGTTTTCCTGTGGCACAGTTGATTGAAACTATTCCCAGAGCACAGCTCATGCAACACATACAACAACGACAGCACATAACCCGAGTTTACATAGATGAAACGATGCACCATAGTCATACGTGATGAAGTCAACATCAAAGTAGAAGGCTTGGACCTAGACACCCGACGTGCCTTGGTCAAGCAGTTCAAATACGATGTGCCTTATGCCCGCTACTTGCCGGCTGTGCGACTAGGCCGCTGGGACGGCAAGGTCAGCTTCTTCCAGTTAGGTGGCAGCACCTATACCAACCTGCTGCCTGAGATACTGCCCACGCTGGAAAAATTTGACTGGGACATAGAGTTGGATGACCAGCGGGACTATACTACCACGTTCCAGTTCCAACAGGTCACCGAAAACACATTTGCGCACAAAACCTGGCCCGACAAACATACCATGGCAGGGCAACCTATTACCTTACGCGACTATCAGGTAGAGATCATCAATGATTTCTTAACCAATCCGCAATGCATACAGGAAGTGGCCACTGGTGCAGGTAAGACTATCATGACCGCATCTCTGAGTGCTAGTGTGGAGCCCTATGGACGTAGCATTGTGATAGTGCCTAACAAGAGCTTAGTCACACAGACTGAAGCAGACTATCGTAACTTGGGTTTGGATGTGGGTGTGTACTTTGGTGACAGGAAAGAGTTTGGAAAAACACACACCATCTGTACCTGGCAGAGTTTGAACGTGCTGTTAAAGAACACCAAGAGCGGTGTAGGTGAAGCCACCATACAAGACTTCATAGAAGGTGTAGTATGCGTGATGGTGGACGAAGTACACATGGCCAAAGCCGAAGCACTCAAGACCTTGCTCACAGGTGTGATGAGCCAGATACCCATACGCTGGGGACTCACAGGAACCATACCCAAAGAGAAGTTTGAAAGCCAAGCCCTGATGGTGAGCCTGGGTCCTGTGATCAGCAAGCTGTCGGCCAGCGAGCTGCAAAGCCAAGGTGTATTGGCGCAGTGTCACGTGAATGTGGTACAGTTGGTGGACCATGTGGAGTACAGCAATTATCAAAGTGAGCTCAAGTACTTGTTGGAGGAGAGTGGCAGACTAGACACCATAGCCAACGTGATCCGTCAAGTGCGCCAAACAGGCAATACTTTGGTGTTGGTAGACAGGATAGCAGCCGGGCAAGCCCTGGTAGAGAGATTGGGTGATGCTGTGTTCGTCAGCGGTGCCACCAAGGCCAATGACAGGAAAGAAGAATATGATGATTTTGCAGTCAATGATGACAAGGTTGCTGTGGCGACTTATGGTGTGGCCGCTGTGGGTATTAATATCCCTCGTATTTTTAATCTGGTTCTTCTGGAGCCCGGAAAGAGCTTTGTCAGAGTTATACAGAGTATTGGGCGTGGCATTAGACGAGCTGAAGACAAAGACTTCGTCCAAATCTGGGACGTAACCAGCACCTGCAAGTTCGCCAAACGCCACTTGGCCAAACGCAAACAGTTCTACAAAGAAGCCAACTATCCATTTAGTCAGGAGAAGTTGGAATGGATGAAGATCAAGTAGATTTGACATTGTGACCCTTGACCTGTATACTAAGAACATGAAAATACTCACTCTTGATAATCGACCGTTTGACCTAACTCACCTTCCAGAAGAAGTAGATGACATGAGGTTTGCCATCCTGGATAATTCAAATCCAGCCGATCCAGACTATCATTACATACCATTGATCTTCCTAGAGAGTTTTAATGCTCCGGCTTTAGTGCTGCGTATTGGAGAATACCGTGTGAAAATGCCCGTGGATTGGCAGATACTGATTGGTGAGCCAGACCTGGGAGATCTTGAAGTGTTGCCCTTGACCAGTATCAATGATCGCGGTTTCAAAGCATTCCAATTCAATCCCCTGACCAGTTTCCGTCCCAGCTTCTTGGACATTGAGATCGTGGATGTGTATCAGGAAGTAGCATGGTATGCACCCAAACTCAAGAATGGTCAGATGCTGTGCGTGCCTGTGAGTGATGAAGAAAAGCCCGCATGTGTTTATTTCGTCAAAGACATCAGCCGCAACTGCGAGATAGTGGACTACAACCGAGCTTGGTAGTATGGGCAAGTTAATCCCAGACCAACCCATAGTGTATGAACAAGCAGATGGAGTAATCTATGGCCGTCAAGAGGGTAACGTGGAACGACAAGAGGTGGGTATGTCATTGGAAGCACAACATCGCCGCGAAGGTATGTTAGAAAACGAACTCTGGCACAAGATACGACAAGAAGCCCGGGCCAATCCCACTTTACATGATGCACTGGAACGTGCTAAAATGATCTATTACTTGAGCCGACGATGACAGATCCTTTAGACATACGCAATGAAATGGCGCAGTTTGATCGTAAGAACCGTGAGTTCTACGACAGCCTCACCGAAGAACAAAAGCGCAAGTTCAGCCCTTACCTGATGATCCGTTGGGGCAGTAGCGTACAAGGCAGCAAGGATCTGCAAGAGTTCTATCTTATCAGCACCAATCAACGACTCAACAAACACTTCTTTAGCATCAGTACAGCACAACACAAGAAACTACAATGGCTCCTGTCCAGCACAGTGAGTCCAGGCATGGGTACACAACGGCACCAATGGATCGCTCCCCGGAAGAAGGAACCAGGGGCCGGTACCATGCGCAAGCAGTTATCAGAACTGTTCCCACATCTCAAGGATGATGAGATCAATCTGCTGGCTCAGATTACTACCAAGCAAGAAATTGACCAATACTTGAAAGACTTAGGTAACGATCGGAAATGACCTATCGCTGCCAGTACTGCCGGAAGGACTTCATCAAGGAAAGTACCTTAGCGGTGCATGTGTGTGAACCTAAACGGCGGCGCCAGGAACAAAACGAA